CGTAGCCCTTGGCGAAGAGGGCTTGTCGCGTTGGCAAATCTGTTCGCGCCTTGGCATTGGGCTGCACAACATGATTGCATGGGAAGGCGCACACGAGGATTTTCGTCAAGCCTTGGAACAATCACGACTTGATGCGCTTGCTTACTGGGAAGACTTGGCGCATGATCACATACGCGAAGCTCCTGGCGGCGTAAGACTCAACACTGGGTTGTGGAGTCGTAGCATGTCGGCACGCTTCCCTGATCAGTACCGTGAGAACTCCAAGCTCGAGGTCACGGGCAAGAATGACGGGCCAATCCAAGTCGACATGGTGCATGACTTCTCACAAGCTTTGTTGGACGATCTCCTAGCTACGCGCCAAGCCGATGCTAAGCCAAGCAAGAGCAAGTGAGTTCGCGGATCGGATCCGCAAGGGTCCTGATCTTAACCTCATGGCCGATGAGCGCAAAGCTGCGCACAAGGCTCGACAAAGCTGGCTGACAATAGCCAATGACCATCAGGTTCCGCCACCCGGTAATTGGTGGAGCATATGGCTCTTGCTCGCAGGACGAGGCGCAGGCAAGACTCGCGCAGCTGCTGAGTGGCTGTGGTGGGAAGCATGGACTCACCCCAAGACTCGATGGCTTGTCTCTGCGCCCACATCATCCGATGTCCGCGACGTCTGCTTCGAAGGCGACTCAGGTCTGATGACTGTGATCCCGGATGAGCTGATTGACCACTACACTCGGTCGCTGCATGAGATAGTCCTCATCAACGGCACGCTGATCAAAGGCATCCCTGCTTCTGAACCCTCACGATTCCGAGGTCCGCAGTTCCACGGCGGCTGGTTTGACGAGCTTGCTGCATGGGATTACCTTGACGACTCTTGGAACATGATCCAGTTCGGTATGCGCTTAGGTCAGAAACCCCTGATGCTATGCACCACAACGCCTAAGCCCAAGCCATTGATCGTGGATCTGGTGAACAGAGACGGGGAGGATGTGATATGTACCAAGGCCAGCACGTACGATAACATCCACAACCTCGCCCCATCGTTCCAAGCGCAGATCCTGCAGTACGAAGGCACGAAGCTCGGACGCCAAGAGATCTACGCCGAGATTCTAGATCCTGAAGAGGCAGGCATCATCAAGCGTGATTGGTTCAAGCTGTGGGACAACGAGAAGCCGCTGCCTAGATTTGAGTACGTGCTTCAGTCTTATGACTGCGCGACCAGTGACAAGACCAAGAACGACCCGACTGCCTGCACAGTGTGGGGTATCTTTAGGCCAAGTCCCGACAAGGCTATGAGTGTCATGCTCATCGACTGCTGGGAGGAGTACATGCAGTATCCCGAGTTGCGACCCAAGGTGATCGAGGAGTCCACAGCCATCTACGGTGATGAGAATGAGTTTGGTCACGGGAAAAAGGTAGACATGATCCTGATCGAGGACAAGTCAGCCGGCACGCAGCTTATCCAAGATCTGCAACGCGCAGGTCTGCCTGTGAGAAGCTACAATCCCGGGAACGCTGACAAGACTACACGCCTCAACATCGTGGCTCCCATCATTGCCAAGGGCCGCGTCTACATTCCCGAGTCCTCGGTCAACGCAGGCATGGCTCGTGATTGGGCCGAGCCTTTGATCAGCCAGCTATGTTCCTTTCCTGAAGTCCGGCACGATGACTTGGTGGACTCCACATCTCAAGCTTTAAGACTTTTGCGAGACTTAGGGTTAATTTCCATCGACCCGGTATACAATCCAGATGACGACTACGAAGAAGATCGTCCAAGGAGGGTAAACCCATATGCAGTATGACGAAGAACTGGCTCGTATGCGAGCACAGATGCTTGCTAAAGAAGAGGAAGAGCCTCCTGTCTTTGATGACGGCGCTCGATTCTTAGGGCAAGACCCCAACATGATGCAGGTTGGCTTATTCGGCCGACCAAAGAAGCCGGTAGCACCACCAACCGCGCCCCCAGTTAACTTACAACGGCGATCGATCTTAGGCCTGACGCCTTTGCCTGCTGAACTGCCTGCTGTGATTCCTCCATCGACGCCAAGACCTACGCCTCAGCAAATCGAACAAGCAGTTCCGCAGCAGCAACCTACAACACCTGCGCCAAGTGCAGCACCTTCATCCGCACCAAGCGCAAGTCCGCTTCAAGCTTTAGCAGACAAGGCACTGAACGCGCCAATGTCAAGACGCGATGTACTGCAGCGCGCAGGCCAAGTAGCATTGCAACAAGTTGTGCCAATGCCTAGTGTTACAGACGTCATACCTCAGGTTATGTCGCCTTTGGCCGAGGTTGCAAAAGCTGCGCCTGCCTTTGACAAGAGCGCAATCATTGGCGCTGTGTCTTCATTCTTAACAGACAGAATGGGTAGCACAACAGAAGAGCTAGGCAAGGAGTTGGCAAAGCGTGGTGTGTATGACTATGACCCAGACAACCCTATAACTGCATGGGAATACGCGCAATACGGTGATGATACGCATGCAAATTATGAAGGCGACACAGAGCCTGACTTAAGCCAAACTTCAGGTCTTGCAACTTTGCGTGATAACTTCAATTTAAAAGAGTTGTCAAAGCATTCAGGCATCCCAATCGAAGCGCTTAAAAAGTATATTAGTGATGTTGAACTGCAAAGCCTGCCATTGCATATAGGTAATAGACAAGAAAGTCTTTCAGCAATTATGGAAGATGGTCGCCCTAAAGAGGCGTACCGCATGACTGCGTTGGAAGAGCTTGAGCCTATAAATGACTACATAAGAAAAGCAGCTACAGAGTTATTTGGCACACAAAAAACTTTTGATGAAGATGAGCGTTGGGAAATTGCAAATCATGCGCAGGGGTTAGCATATGATGACTACGTGCGTAAGACAATAAACAACGTTGCAATGCCTGAATACCAATTTCATGATGAGATTTTGTATAAGGCAGGAAAAGACTGGCTTGATGACTCATTGTCTAATGTGTTTGACCAAGGCCTTGAGTACAGTGGCTACGGGTTTGACGACTTTTACGAGCGTATGGACGATGCGCTTAAACCCAAACGCACGCCAAAACCAAAAGCAGCAAAACCAAAAGCAGCAAAACCTAAGGGTAAATAATCATGTATGAAGTACCATTTGGTGAAGACGGTGGTAGCGGTGATATAGACAAGATGCGATTGGCTTTGTCCAAGCAGAACAAACCTGCGCCTACACCGCCATCGCTATCTTCGCAAATTCCAGGGTATGGCAAACCAGTCCCACCTGCGCAGACGCCGCCTGATCCCTTAAGCGCGGCTGCGGGTAACTTCACCGAGTTGGCAACTAAGTACAACCCGCTGATGATGATGAAGTCCATGCAGGAGTCTGTTCGCACTCTCAACCCAGCAATTCCTGTTGCAGGCGCATGGGCTGACGTGGCGCAAAACATACAAACCGCTGGTGCTGAAGCCATGTATGACATACTTGGTGATCCGCAAGGCATTATGAAGATGCAGAAGAACTACGTGCCTGTTACTACAGGACGGTTCTACCAAGCACCAACAACGCCTGTAAGCAAAGAGTTTGAGTCAGATGTAATCAAGGCGATGGACGCGTCCAAGATTCCGGCAATGTGGCCCATGGCTCTGAACCAGCCAATTCGGCCGCCAATTACCCCTAATGACGTCCGCGTTATGGGCGCTGAGGCCACAAGAGTAGGCAGGCAGATCAAGGATATACCTACAGACTTTGTGAATGCGCAATCTGGCATGCAAAGGTTAGACCCAATCACAGGTCAGCCAACGTACGGCGCCAAGCTTCAAGGCGTCGCTGATAGCATTGGTGACATCATGGCGCAAAGGGAAATGCAAGGGTTGCCACCTATCCCTGGGCTCCCAGCTTCCATGCAGCCAACAAACCCTAAGCTGTACGCCATGCGACCTGAAGGGTCAAGGGTTACATCTGCTACGTTGCCTGCAACTGCAAAGGCAGACGCCGCGACTTACGCCCCTGCGCAAGAGATCATTAACAACGTTATTGACAGCACAACAATGACGCCGGTGCAAGCATTGGATGAGATACAAAACAACATCCTGCGTAAGCCTGAGGCTGCGTCTGCGCGCAGAGCGTTTGAGTCCTTCCTTAAGCAAAAAGCTAATGAGATGTACCCTGACGCCCCATCAGAAGGCGCGGCGTTGTCGGCGTATAAAGCCAGATTCGGTGATAGAGAAGCTTCAGCAGCGCACACACTAGAAATGTACGATCAGTTCTTGCAAACGCCTAATGGCATACAGTACAGAGCTGCGCTTGACTTGCCTTCTGCAGAAGAATTGCCTGCAATGCATGAAGCTGCAGCCAATTGGCTTAACTCTCAGTTTACCAATTACATTGTTGAAAAGGTGGGTACACCTAATGAGCCTGCAGCCAAGCTGGCAAGTCAAGGCTTAACGTTTTACCCGCCATCAGAAATATTTGACAGTGCAGATATGTCAGGCTCCAAGATTGGCGCCAAACGTACCGCCGCAGGCATGCCTGCCAAAACGCCAACTGATGAGGCATTGGTTGCAGCAGATCAGAAATTAGCTGACTTGGTACAACAATCAGGCGATGCAGCAACTCGTAAACGCGAACAAGAGGCAATTGCCAAGCAATTAGGCTACGGCGCAATTGACCCTAATACGGGCGTTGTTGTTGAAGGTATGAACCTTGGAAGGTATGAACCTTTTGCTCAAGCATCACGCGAGTCTGACAAAGCAAACACCGCGTACAAAAAACAGCAAAAAGTGGTTGACAATTTGCGTTTAGGTGCTGCGTATGAGAACGCAACTGACAAGGCAATTCATGCGCCTTTTGCCAAAAACTTAAAAGAAGAAATTGAGTATAGTGAGCGGCAGTTCTATCCTGCGTTGATGCAAACGCCTGATACTGAGCGCGCATACATTGCAAACCCAGTTCAGTTGCGCAATCTTGGCTTTGAAGATCTTGCAAAAAGCTTTTACAGCGACGTGATGTCGCGTAAAATACATTTGGACAAAGTGCCTAAGATGACTGTTGAGAAGTACATACGCGATACTGCGGAAGGTAGGATTGCTGCTGAAAAGCTTGCGCAAGCTAAAGAAAAGCAGTTTAAGATGGATGCTGACGCGCAGTTTAAGTTGTCAGCAGATACGCATATTCCTAATGACAAAGTCTTTGGCAACGTTGGCGCGTTGGAGATCACCAATCGCTTTACGCCTGAGCAGGTTGCGCAATTGGTTAGTGAGGACACTTTGGCGTTGGACGTCTGTATTGGTGAAGGCGGCAATGTCAGAGACAAGCCAAACCCATGGCACCCAGGCACCGGTGATCGCCAGTACATTCCAATTTATGACATTGTTACAGGGCAGCGTGACCCGGATGCAACCAGCCCAAGAGGCGCATACATTAACGCCGTTGCAACTGGCTCGCAAATGGTTAGCTTTAGAGATACTGTAACTGGTGAGCCTGTTGCCATTTTTGACTTTAACCCTTCATCATTGGATGGTAAGTACAACATCAACTTTGCATCAGGCCGTAAAAATGGCAAGATCAAACCTGAATACGCTGAAGGCATTAAGTCTTATCTTAACAGCCGTGCGGACTCGATCCACGATGTTGGC